CAAACTGTATTTTTAGCTGAGCGTTGTGCTGAATTAATGTGTGATGATATTATAACTGATAGAACTATTATTGATGTTATGGCATTTACAATTAATGCTAAATCAATCCCATATCAGGATAAAGATACATTTGAAACATACGCTCAGGAATTTATTAAAGAATATGATTACATTTTTTACATTTCCCCATATGGACTTCCTATTGAAGATAATGGAGTAAGAGAAATTGATGAACATTATAGAGATTTAATTGATTTTACTATTACAACATTAATTAAAAAATACGCATATAAAGCTAAAACAATTGATACAATTCGAGGTACTACCGAGGAACGCATCCAACAAATATTGAATATTACTGGTCTTTAACATATTTATAATAAAAATCTAATATAATGAAAAAATCAGAATTAAAAGCGTTTATAAAGGAAGAAATTAAAGCTAATCTTAGCGAAGGAGTTTGGTCAGTAATGCCAGAACGTATCCCTGAATTTATTAGAGCCATGGAAAAAATCAAAAATGATTTTCATGCTATTGTAGGAAGTGATGATGTATATGATGGTTTAGATCGTGCAGTTCAAGCTGCTAAGGACTTAATGGATATGAAAAGTGAAGCCACAATTGAAACTTCACCTGAAGATCTAGCAAAAGTAAAATCAGTTGCTAAACCTGATGATGTTATTAAAGTAACAGAGGCGGCAGATGAAGAAGATGAAGACGAAGACGAAGCGGCTTTAGATAAAAAAGCAATGGCTGCTGCTAAAAAAGCAAATGGTAAAACTAAAAAATTAGATTTAGCCGTTAAAGCTCTTAAAGATATTACAACTGAAATGAAAGCATTAGCTAGAGATTATAGCGCTGCTAAATCTGAAGTTGAAAAAGAAAAAATTAAAGATATCTTAAAGAAAAAAACTCCTATTAAAAAAGAATTAGAAGTAATGGTAAATAAATTAACTGATGCTATTGTCTAAAGAAAGATTTTTATATTTAGCTGTTATTTGTCTTCTATCCGTTGGTTTAGCTTATTTACTATTCTCGGGTAATGAAGAATATGTAGGTGAATATAAAACAAAAATACAAACTTTAGGGAAAAAAGTTGATTCATTAGATGTTATTAACGATGGGTTAACTTTAAAAATAGATACCCTAAATCAAGAAGTAATTAAATTAGATCACGAAATTGATCTTAAAGATAATAGAATAAAAACTTTAAAAAAAGTAACAAATGAAAAAGTTAATGCTGTTGATTCTTTTAACAGTGATGAGCTTGAAAGGTTTTTCACAGAGCGCTATAGACACTACAGCGATTCAATTAAAAAAACCGATAGCCCGTCTAGTAATTAAGGATCTTATCAAAGGAGATGGTGCTAAACAAGAATTAGTACTTTATAACGAAAAAATTATTCTTTTAGAACAAAAAATTGTTTTAAAAGATAGTATTATATCTGCTTTAAACTCTAAAGTAAGTAACTTTGAGATAATGGTAGATACCCAAAAACAACAGTTAGCTCTATCCCAAGAATTATCTGACCGATTACAATCTGATTTGAAAAAACAAAAAATCAAAACAAAATTAACAGGGGGTATAGGTATATTAGCCGCTATTACTACCTTCCTTATACTAAAATAAGTTATGTCGGATTTAAAACAAGTAATAAGACAGGAATATCTTAAGTGTGCATCTGATCCAGTGCATTTTATGCGTAAATACTGTTATATACAACATCCACAACGAGGACGTATACAGTTTAATTTATACCCATTTCAAGAAAAAGTATTAAGATTATTTAGAGATAATGATTATACCACTGTGTTAAAATCAAGACAGTTAGGTATATCAACATTAGCTTCAGGTTATGCCTTGTGGTTAATGACTTTTCATAAAGATAGAAATATACTAGCACTAGCAACAACACAAGCAACCGCTCGTAACATTGTTACAAAAACCACTTTTATGTGGGACAATTTACCTTCATGGCTTAAAGTAGATTCTGTTGAAAACAATAAATTATCACTACGATTAGCAAATGGATCAAAAATACAAGCCAAATCTTCAAATTCAGATTCCGCAAGATCCGAAGCCGTATCTTTATTAATTGTCGATGAGGCAGCCTTCATTGAGAATATTGCTGAGACATGGGCTTCTGCACAACAAACCTTAGCAACTGGGGGTGGAGCTATTGTATTATCAACTCCATATGGTACAGGTAACTGGTTTCACCAAACTTGGGTTAAAGCCGAAGCGGGTGAAAATGATTTTTTACCTATTAAATTACCTTGGTATGTTCATCCTGAACGTGATCAAACTTGGAGAGATAGACAAAATGAACTTTTAGGTGATCCTAGATTAGCAGCACAAGAATGTGACTGTGATTTTAGCACATCAGGTGATATTGTATTTTATAATGAATATTTAGAATATTACGAAAAAGCACATATAAAAGAACCACTTGAAAAACGAGGAGCAGATCAAAACTTATGGGTTTGGGAATCAGCTGATTATTCAAGAGATTATATGGTTGTAGCTGACGTTGCTCGTGGAGATGGAAAAGATTATTCTACATTTCATGTAATTGATGTTGAAAATAATGTTCAAGTTGCCGAATATAAAGGGCAAATTGGTACAAAAGAATATGGTCATTTATTAGTTGGTATAGCTACTGAGTATAATAACGCAATGCTTATAATAGAGAATGCTAATATTGGTTGGGCAACTATTCAAGTAGCAATAGATAGACAATATTCTAACCTTTATTATTCACAAAGGAGTGACTCCTCAAATGCCGATTCGTATTTTGATAAATATCAAGACCATTCACGTATGGTAGCTGGATTTACAATGTCATCTAAAACACGTCCTATGGTAATAGGTAAGTTTCAAGAATACATTGCTGATCAAGGGGTAACAATTCAATCAAAGAGATTGATAGAAGAAATGAAAGTTTTTATTTGGAAAAATGGTAGAGCAGAAGCACAAACAGGATATAATGATGATTTGGTTATGGCATTTGGTATAGCAATGTATATTCGAGATACCGCCTTAAAATTCAGACAACGAGGGTTGGATTTAACTAAACAGGCATTACAAAATATGACAGTTAATAGAACTCCTTATCAGGGAGCATATGGGTTTGCCTCAGGAAAAGACAACCCATACTCAATGAATACCGATAAAGGTAAGGAAGATATTAGTTGGCTACTTTAATTAATATTTATAACGATAACAACAATTATATAAAATGGCAGATAAAAGTATATTTACTAGATTACAACGATTATTTTCAACAGACGTAATTATACGTAACGTTGGTGGTAATCAAGTAAAAACAATTGACTCTGGTCATATCCAAAGTAGTGGTAAATTTGAAACAAATTCACTTGTAGATAGATATAATAGAATATATTCTAACTCAACCACTTCACTTTATGGTTCTCAATTACAATTAAACTATCAGTATTTAAGACCCCAATTATATTCAGAGTATGATATTATGGATACAGATGCTATTATTGCTTCTGCACTTGATATTATTGCTGATGAGTCTACATTGAAAAATGATATGGGTGAGGTACTTCAAATTAGAAGTTCAAACGAAGACATTCAAAAATTATTATACAATTTATTCTATGATGTATTAAACATTGAATTTAATCTATGGATGTGGATTAGACAAATGTGTAAGTATGGTGATTTTTTCCTTAAAATGGAAATTGCTGAGAAATTTGGTGTTTATAATGTAGTACCTTATACAGCATATCATATTGAAAGAGTAGAAGGATCAAATCCTCACAACCCTGCTGAAGTAAAATTTAGATGGAACCCTGATGGGTTCTCAAATTCTGGATATTATAATGTTCAAGGAGGTGGTTTAAATACCGAAAATGGTCTTTATTTTGACAATTACGAAATGGCCCATTTTAGAATGGTTGCCGATGTTAACTATTTACCTTATGGTAGATCATATATCGAACCTGCTCGTAAATTATTTAAACAATATACATTAATGGAGGATGCGATGTTAATTCATAGAATTGCTCGTGCCCCAGAAAA